CGATCTTTGCTACTTCGACAGGGAACACACCGCAGATGGTTTGGCTTGCCTGAGACACTACAGATATGAGGTTGACCCTGATACAGGGCAGTTCAGCAGAAACCCACTGCATGATCACTACTCACACGGGGCTGACGCATTTAGATACATTGCCCTTATGATTAAAGAACCCGCCAAACGAAAAAAATCAGCACAAATTGCTAATGTTGGCAGTTGGATGAGCTAGTGAGATAATAACGCACGAAATAAAGGGCTGAATATGGCTTACCAAGACGAAACTGGAAATAAAGACAAGATCAATGAAGCGATCAAGTTCTGGCGCATGGTTAATGATGCCGACTCTACTAATCGGGCAGAAGCCTTAAACGACATTAAGTTTGCCGCTGGCGACCAATGGCCTGTGGAGATTCAGAACAGCCGCAATCTTGAATCACGACCATGCCTGACCATTAACAAGATCGATGCGTATATCAGGCAAGTGACCAACCAACAGCGTCAGCAGCGCCCCCGCATCAAAGTTCATCCTGTAAACAACTTGGCAGATTATAAAATTGCCCAAGTGATCGAGGGAATTACCCGCCACATTGAGGTGAACTCCAACGCTGACACCGCCTATGACACCGCATTTGACTATGCTGTTCGCATGGGATGGGGTTACTGGCGAATTAATACCCGTTATACACGGGAGGATTCCTTTGATCAGGAAATCTTTATTGACACCATTGACAACCCTTTTACAGTCTATTTCGACCCAAATTCAATTCTGCCTGATGGATCAGACGCAGAGCGATGCCTGATTACCACAGTGATGGATAAGAAGGTGTTTCGTGAGTATTACCCAGGCGCTGACGATGGAGCTAACTTCCAACAGCGTTCCACTGGTGACGACACCGCCTCATGGATTACCAAAGAGGACATCCGAGTCGCTGAATACTTTTATGTCGAGCGTGAAAGAGCAAAACTCTATTTGTTGAGCGATGGCACTTCAGGCTTTGCCGACTCTGACAGCTTCTTTGCCCGTGTTGAAGCCGCTGGCCTCACAGTTATTGATGAGAGAGACAGTTTCCGCAAGGCCGTAAAGTGGATTAAATGCACCGCAATCGAGGTCTTGGAAGAAAAGACTATGGCGGGCAAATACATTCCCGTTGTTCCCTGTTATGGCGCACAAGTGATTGTGGATGATAAGCGTAAGAAATATGGCCTTGTCAGGTTTGCCAAAGACCCACAGCGGATGTATAACTTCTGGCGCACCTCCATGACCGAAAGTGTTGCCCTTGCACCTAAAGCTAAGTGGCTGCTTGCAGAAGGCCAAGACGAGGGACATGAGAACGAATGGGCGATGGCTAACATCAAGTCAACCCCTGTTCTTAGATACAAACAGAAGGACATCGAGGGTCAACCCGCCCCAACTCCAACCCGTTTACAGCCTGAAGCACCGCCCACAGGCATTATGGAGGCCGCTGGCGCTATTTCCGCAGACTTACAGATGGTATTGGGCATCATCGATCCAAATCAATTGCCAAGCGGGAATATCTCAGGTAAGGCTTTGATGGGTCAGCAGAACCAAGTTGATCTGTCAAACTTCCACTTCTACGACAACATGACCCGTTCAATTAGGCACACGGGCAAAATCATTTTGGATTTGATTCCAAAGATTTACGACACTCAGCGAGTGATGCGGATTATTGGCTCGGATGGTCAGCCTGACATGACCACCATTAATGAGGCTAACGAAATTGGTGAAGTGCTTAACGATGTGACTGTGGGTGAGTATGATGTGGTGATGGACACAGGCCCAGGCTTCCAAAGCCGCAGACAGCAAGCCGTAGAAAGCATGATGCCTTTGCTGACGGGAAATGCAGAACTGTTCAATATTGCGGGCGACTTAGTGTTCCGAAACATGGACTTTCCTGGCGCTGATGTGATTGCAGACCGCCTTGCCGCCATGAACCCTATGGCTCAGATTGATGAAAAATCAGACATCCCGCCACAGGCTCAGATGGAACTGGCTCAGTCTAAGCAGATGATTCAACAGCTTCAGCAGCAATTGCAAGCGGCTGGCCTTGAAATCAATAATCGGGCGCAAGTGGCTCAGATTAAAGAAGAGGGCGCAACAAGACGCAAACTTATGGAAGTCACTGCCAAAGCCCATAATACTGAGACTATGGCTGAAGTTAAGGTTAATGACCAAAATACACGGGCTATTACTTCACAGAATAAGACTGAGATTGAGGCAATTACTGATTTGTTATTGCACCGCATGGATACTGCAAGATTGCGTGAGGAAATTGAGAAACGAAACCTCGAACAACAGCAATATGCAATGACTGCGGTTCAGGATATTAGCCAGGGCGCTAGTCCATTTACGCAACCAATGCAACAGTGATTGACAGATAATTAATTCGGGTTAATAATTACCCAAACCTTACCAGTGAGGATCATTGGGAAAATTCTTAGGGAAACCTATGTCAGAAGTACAGGAAGCACCACAAGTGCAACCAAGGGTAGCCGCTAACGTGGTTACAAGTGAAAATTTAGCTGAATTTAACGCTAAGAGAATGGGTTTAGCTGATTCAACGCCTAGCGAGGCTGCACCAGTTGCAGAGCCGCCAGAGGGCGATAATGGGCAGAGTGAACCAGTTGAAGCGTCAGAGGAAGCGACAGCAACAGAGGATCGAAAACGAAATCCTAAGTTGGAGATACGATTTGAGAAGATAACCAAGCAACGTGAAGAAGCGAGGGAAGAAGCCCGCAAAGAACGTGAGCAGAGGGAATCTTTGGAAGCTAGGTTGAAGGAACTTGAAGGCAGAAATCAGCCCAAAAAGGTTGAAGTTGCTGAAGAACCCCAACCAGAGCAGTTCAGCGATATGTTTGAATATGCGAAAGCATTGACAGACTATAAAGTCGAAGAACGCATGAATCAGGAAAAGCAGAAGGTAGAACAGGCAAAGGTTGAAGCGCAACGCCAAGAGGTGATAAACACTTGGGCAAAGCGGGTTCAATCTGCAAAATCTGAGATGCCAGACTTTGAGGACATGGTTGGATCGGCAGACGTTGTTGTGAGCAACGAAGTGCGTGATGCAATCTTTGAATCCGAAGCTGGCCCTCGAATTCTGTACCACCTTGCTGAGAATCCTGAGATTGCGGAAAAACTGCAAGGCATGACAGTCACATCGGCATTGAGAACTATTGGGAAATTGGAGGCTCAGTTTGAAAAGGCAGAGCCTCAGACAAAGTCTGTTGTTGGGAAAAGTAAAGCGCCAGCACCGATTAATCCGATAAGGTCTGCGGCTAATGGGCGTGATGTGAACATAACTTCCGATGGGCAGTTTCATGGTTCATATCAGGCTTGGAAAGCGGCAAGACTTTCAGGGCGAATCCGCTGAAAACCCATTCTTATTAAGGAAATATTATGAGCAATAATCTGCTTACTATCTCCATGATCACCAACGAAGCGTTGATGGTCTTGGAAAATGAATTGACTTTCTCAAGTGAAGTTGACCGCAATTACGATGATCAGTTCGCTGTCAGCGGTGCGAAGATAGGGAATACCCTAAATGTCAGGAGACCAGGTAGGTTCATAGGGACTACTGGCCCTGCACTGAATGTCGAGGACTTTAACGAGACTTCTGTTCCCGTTACCTTGTCAACTCAGTTCCATGTGGACACACAATTCACCACATCCGATTTGACACTATCTTTGGATATGTTCTCTGATCGTGTGTTGAAGCCCGCTGTCGCTGCTGTCGCCAACAAAATTGACTTTGATGGTTTGACAATGGCTAAGAACAGCACCGCCAACATCGTTGGTACTGCTGGCACTCCTCCTACATCCTTGCTCACCTACTTGACCGCTGGTGCTTATTTGGATGCTGAAGGCGCACCCCGTGATGGTCGTCGTTCATGTATCGTTGAGCCTTTCACAGGCGCAACCATTGTGGACAGCTTGAAAGGTTTGTTTGTTCCCTCCGATGTGATCGGCAAGCAATACCAAAAAGGCATGATGGGCCGTGACTCTGCTGGTATGAACTGGAAGATGGATCAGAACGTTGTGAACCAAACATTTGGTTCATACTCTACTGCTACATTGTCTTGCGCTACCACCACCGCTACTGGCTTCCTGTCAACTGGTTGGGCTCAAACCTCCACCATTGCTTTGACTGCCGCCACTGCAACCGCTGGTCTGAAACAAGGCGATGTGATCCAGATCGCTGGCCTGTACGCAGCTAACCCCCAGAATCGTTCTGCTTATGGCTCTGGCAAACTGCGTAACTTCGTTGTGACTGCTGATGTGACTGTTGCCACTTCTGGTACTACTTCCGTGACTGTCAGCCCCGCTGTCATCACTGGCGGTCAGTTCCAAAACACAGTTGTTACTTCTACAAGCGCAACCGCTGTTGTGACTCCTTTCAACAACACTGGCACTGTGTCTCCACAGAACATCGTGATGCACAAAAATGCTTTCACTTTGGCTACTGCTGACCTTGAGTTGCCTGATGGTGTGGTCTTTGCTGGTCGTGCAAGCGACAAAGAGTTGGGCCTTTCCCTCCGTGTGATTCGCCAATATACAATTAACAACGACAGTATTCCTACTCGTGTTGATGTGTTGTATGGTTGGTCTCCTCTGTATCCTGAACTCGCTTGCCGAGTTGCAGCTTAA